AAATATGGTATTTAGGATTCTTAGGATTTGTACATCTATCTTTCATTGACTGCCATACATAATAGTATAACTGCCCTGATTGTCCGTGTGATGTTAATGTAACGCCTCTACATTCTTTACATGTAGATTGTTTTATTCCTTTATCTCTTCTTACAACAAAATGTTTTTTACATTCAGGGCATTCAAATAATGCAGACCTTCTAAAAACTTTTGTTCCATATCTTTTGTCAATTAATCCTGTATCAACATTTCCAAGTTCTTCAATAATAATCATAGTATCTACTCCAGTTAAGAAGTAGACACTATAAACTATTTATTAACTCAGGTCAATAGATTAATACTCTGCTACAGTTAATAACATAGCAATTCTTTCGGGACGGAAACAAACGAAACCATAATACCACTGTAAACTGGTAAATCCAGATGAGCCATAAGGATCATTAGCAAAACTTACCTGTGATTTAGGTTCAAATGTATGGATCTCAACTTTACTTCCTTTACCACCAGTTTTGAAACCAATAGTAGTAAATGATTCATCCCCAACTACCAACAGAGGATATACATCATATTTACCACCAGTTTGCATATAACCAGCGTTGTTAGATACAGATGCACCAGCACCTTCAAATACCATCATTTCTTGATGTACGATGATTCTGAAACCTCTGATACTACCTAACTCATCACCTACTTCAGTAACTCTATCTGCATAATGACGATACTCAGTCAATGCAGGTAAACCAAAATTATCTACCATTTTAGTTAATTGAGAAACTACTTGAGGAGCTACATACATAAATCTAGCTGAGTTGATAGTTTTAGTATCAGTCATTTTACTACCAGTAACAACAGTAGTATTACGAGGACATCTATTAATATCTAATTGAATATCTAACTTAACAAAGTCATCATAAGTTAATGTAGATACTGAACCAACTTCACCAGAGATAGTAGCTTTTGATGTTGCACTACCACCATAGATAACTACACCAGCAGAATTCAATAAATCAATTTGTAACAAATCTTCTTGAATTTCACTTGCAGCATACATCACTTCACGTCTACGATGTACAGCTAACTGAGCATCAGTATCAAATAATTCTGATTCCTCACTCCACTGAGTATAGAAACCATACTTAGCAAATGTACCTGTAAGCTTAATACGTTTAGAACCAACTCTATTTACATAGCCGCCTAACTCACCTAATACAGGCATTTTAGAAGTAATGTAAGTAGGATCTTTAGAGCTACCATACAAGTTACCAGCACCATTAACAGAAGCATGTTCTGTAATAACCCAAGGTGGGCTTAAAGCTAATAGAGCAGCTTTAGTAGTAGCATAATCAGTATTAAACACACCTAAGCGTTTAAAAATATCTACTGCTTTTGCTTTAGCATTGGTAATTGCTGTAGCATCTACTGAAGCATGATTACCTACTGCCCAATAAGATACCCATTCATTTCCTACATTTTTTAATGCAGGATCTTTAATTTCAATAGTAGATTCAAAACTAGTAGTTAAACCGTTTGCATCAATACCTTGATCGTTAATGTTAATGTCACTTAACAAAGGCATATAGTGATAAAACTCAATGGTTTTACCTTTGTTTCTAGGCATTCTAAATGTATTTGCTAATTTACCAAATACTTCTTTTTTAGCTACCTCTTTTAGAACAAGTGCTTCTGCATAATGTTCTGTGACAATCTGTTCTCCTATAGAGGAGTTACTACCTGTTCCATATACTTGTGTCATTGTTTATACCTGTTTAAGTAATTGTTTTTCCATAGCAGCAAATTCTTCATCACTTAAGTTAAACCAATCTATATTAGATAAATCTTTCTTAGGTGTGGATGGTTTACTATTAGTAATACTTGCTGCTTGTTTCTTTTGTTTATTATCTTGTATTGGCTTAGTTGGAATAGATTTTGTAACAGGTTCTTGTTGTTGAGGTTGTGCTTTATTAAATGCACCTTGCTCATTAAGCCAATCACCTACTGTTCTATAAGCATCTAAATCACTTACATTATTAAGTCTTCCCAACATACGCTGATTAACAACTTCTGTAGCAATGGTGTCAAATATTCCATTACCAATATGCTCATTTAAAATTGCTATTGTCTGTGGATTAGCACTTAAGTAAACTTTTGATTGATGATCCCATTCATTTACAAGAATATCTTTTGTACGAGAAAATTGTTCTGTATCTTCTATTGATGCTATCACATCATTTAATTCCAGAGTTTTTTCGTCTACTTCATAGTTACTTGGTTTATAGTTTACTTCTGAGGAAGTATCTATATCTAATGGATCAATACCACTTTCTTTCAATAATTTTTGAATAGCTGCTGGATTCTTATTTTTGAGATCAATCAAATAACTAAGCTGTTCCGCATCTAACAAATCATTCTGTTTTAACATCTCTCCAATTTTACGAAGAGGTTTTAATTCTGTAGTCTTCTTTTGATAATTAGCCCCCATCTTCATAAGTTGAAGAGCATCATCAATAGAATTAACTTGTACCTGTTTTCCATTGGCTTTAAATGGTGCTGTAATACGCTCATATTCAGCTTTATAATCTATTTCTACAGATTCATTAGTCTCTTCTGTAGAATCGTCTGTATCAGCCTCTGAGGTGTCTTCCTGCGTATCTTCTGAAGTATCTTCTTGAATAGGTTTACCTAAAGAATTAACATCAACAGCAGCTAATTCCTCATCAGACATATTAAGGAAGTCTTGTTCCTCTGGAACATCTTCAACTTGAATATCTTGTTCTTCATTCATTAGATTTCTTCTCCATCTAAGTTATTTAATTCTTCAGTAAGTTTAGCTATTTCAGTTTCTGCTTGTTCACCTTTATTGAGAACCATATCAAAGAATAGTTTTAATAAACCAACTGCTTTAAAAGCATCATCAATATGTGGCAAGTTTTCAGTTTTAATAGAAGGTCTAATCATAGTTAGCCGAGTAGGTTCTTTATCAAAGTAACTTTGAAAGATTACCTTTTGAAAATCTTTATTTTTCTCTAACTTAATAAGTGAATCTTTTAAAGCTGTTACTTCTTTTAATTCTTTAATTTGTTCTTCAATTTCTTTACGCATTTTCGTGTGTCCTCTTATATGAGATAAATATTATTTAAGCACCTAACAAACTAATCCATTTACCTACAGCAATATCTGTGAGTAATCTAGCTTTACCAGCAGCAATACTTACACCTGTAGCAGTAGCAACTGCATCAATAGTATCTGTACCATCACCAAATAACTTCATAGAATTAGCTCCTGAGTTATTTACAAGATGTTGTACACCTGAACCAGTAGCTAAAGGTAATTTAACTGAATCAGCAGCAGTAGCAACAGTAGATACATTATGCACTGTTTTAAGTGGATTAAGAGCTAATGCAGCAGCTTGTGTTCCACCTGCATGAGCAGTAATAGAATTTTCTACTGAAGATATAGCATTTTGTTTTTGTTTAAAAGCAATACTTTGTTTTGTTTCCATTATTTATTACCTGAAAGGTTTAGTTTAAAAGCTTGTTGATATTTCATTTTATTTAATCTCCATAATGGAAAAAGTTATCAATACTTCTTGCATCATTTTTAATATTTGCTGCTCTATTTGTATTAGTTAAATTACCTACTAATGAATTTATTCCATAGTTTACAGCCTTAATAGGTTGTTTAGCAACATTTCCTAATCCATTAACTATACTAGATCCAACAGTATTCATTGATAAAGGTCTATTCTGTTGTCTGTATGAATCAATTACACTCTGTGAAGTATAATTATCTAGTACCTTTAAAGGTGCTTTTGTTAATGCTGCTCCACCTGCTAAAGTAGTACCATAATTAGCTAAACTATTAATTATAGGATTTTCATCAACCGATTCTTGTAAAGAATCATTACTAAAAAAATTATTAGAATCATTCAATTGCTTATTAATTTTAGAAGACATATCTTTACCTGTTAAAGCACCTATAGCTTTATTTGATCCTATTGTATAAGCATCTGCTACAGTTTTAATAGGTGTAGATATTCCAGTAATAATTCCATTTAATGCTGCTTTACCTCCACCAGCTTCTGAACCAAAATTCTTTAATTGATCCATAATAGAATCATTTGGAGAATTAGAATAATAATCTTTTAAATACTGCATAGGATTCATTACTTAACTCCTGGTTTAGGTTTAGCTTTAATTTGATCCATACTTGAAGCATGATCTAATACTTTATTCTGTAAATTCATTTGATGTTTACTGGCTTCTAAATCTTTATTCAGTTCATGATCAAATAAACCTTTTTCAATGTTCTGTTGATGCTTAGCCTGTTCTAAAGCAATATTACCTTTAGCTTGTGCTTGTACAGTCTCTATAGCTCTTTGATGAGATACACCTGATTCATCGTTTATGAAGTCTAAATCTGTTTTATCAGCAAGACTATTCATTTGTTTAGCTTTAGCTTGTTCTACAGCAATCTTAGCATATTCTAATTCTGTTTGAGCTTGATGTTCTGCTATCTTAGCTTGTATCTCTTGGGTTTGAGCTTGTAACAATGCTAATTGTGCTTCTACTAAAGGATCTGGTGGTGGTGGAGTAGGTACATATTTCTCAATCTTCTTAGCTAAATCAGGCATCTTTCTAAGTTTAGCAACCTCTACAAGAATCATTTGACTGAAATCTTGTGGCATTGTATTACCCATAGTTTGAAGCATAAAACTAAGTTCTTGAGCTTTCTGTTCATCTACTTCAGCAGTGGAAATACTAATTCTAATATCAATATTTCCTGCTAAATCATCCCTTCTTACAGTAATAAATTCTTCATTAGTAATTCTGATAACTTCCTCTTCAGATAAGAATTCAGAATTCATAGAGACAATTTGTCTAGCTATTTTAACTAAACCATCAGCTAATCTTCTAGCTATAGATAACTCTCTCTTAGAAGCAGCATCTAATGCTCCTCTGACACCTACAGCTACATTACCTAATGATTGTCCTCCAATACCTTGTGAGAAGGATTTAACTCCTGTAATAGACTCAGCTTCCATATTCTGTAGGTTAAGCATATACTCAGCAGAACTAGGTATCTCTGGATATTGAGACATGTGAAATGCTTCACTAGGATGAGCATTAGGATTAAATTCATAATCCTCACCTTTATCAAATTTCCTTTTATTAGTTACATCTAAAGCATCCTTTCTAATACCTTGTTGAGCATTAGCTGATCTTCCCATTAGATCAATCATGCCTCTAGTTACAGCACCTATAATCTTTTGATTGTCCTCTAAGAATTCCCCATCAGGAACACCATAAATAGACTGTCTAACAGGTATATACTGTACTAATACAAAAGGTAACTTCTTATGTGGAAATGGATTATCTTCTTGTCTAATAATAACATTATTAACCCAAGTAACTACAATAGGTTTAACTATACCTGATCCATCAATATCCCAGTATCCCCAATACTCATAAGCTATTAATTTTTGTCTTGGTTTATCCTTAAAATTAAAAGAATATTGTTCTCTATTATAACTATCAGTAGTTATATTCTCTGAGAATTCAGTATCTATTTTATCTAGGTTAGAATATATCCCTACTTTTTGTAAGTCAGACATATCTGTTTCAAATCTATAAATAAAGAACTGAGCTTTATCAATATCTCCTCTACAGGATGGATCTATAATGGCATCATTAAAATTAATGACTTCTACTGTAGGACAATTCTTAATTACTTTTTCGGTAGTTTCAACATGTGAACCAATGTTTTGTGGGAACATAGGTATACCATACTGCATACTTAATTCTAATGCTTGTTGAAACTCTTGAGGAACTGTTTGACTAAAGTTAATTGGATCATCTTGTTTACCTTGAGCCAATGCTTGTAATTTCTGTAAATAAGTAGGATCTTGTGAGGGAATAAATTCAAAATCTTGTACTTCTTCTTGAGTTAATTCTTCAATGTAATTCCATCCAGTACGAACAATAGCAGTACCTTCTTCAACTAAGGTATGTACATAATCAGTAATAAACTTATTTTTATCTATATCAGTATTAAATTGTTTATTTAATACTAAAGCATTTTGTACTGCTGCCTTCTTATCTTCATAGGTAATTGGTTCAGCATTAAATAAATCATCTGTAGAAAAGAAAGGTTCTGTTAATGCAGCCTTTCTCCATTCAGCTTGTTTAAGAATAAGTTTAGGTTGAATGTTACTTCTTTTTTTACCATTATCAATTTTAGCTGAACCAGTAATATTAAGATTATCTAACCAAGTATTTACTTTAGTTATATGTCTATCGTGATCTGATAATGCAGAAGATAAGTCACTCTTTAACTCATCTAATTTAGGAGGATTCTTCCATTTAGCTAATTTAGACTCTTCTTGATATTCTTCAATAACATCATCATTAATTTCTTCAGTCATAATTTTTATACAATAATAGTTAAAGAGGGATTTTCAATAATATAATCTCGTATCCTACATCCAACTTCAAAACCTACAGTAAGTGTTGGAGGTATTATAGGAAGTAAAGATAATCCTGTAAGAGAGCAATATACATCAAGTGAAGCAGTAATACTTGAAAAGTTTTTATAGTATAGTAAACAATCTATAATAAGATTACACGACAAACCATAGTAAGGTTCAATATAGCAATCAATAACTAAATCATTTTGAAGATATGAACCATCTTTATAAATAAGATTAGTGTTTATGTTTGCTTCAGAATACAAACCATAGAACGGTTCTAATCTACAGTCTATTTCAAAAGATAAATTTAGAAAGGAATAATCTTTACTCACTAATTTACTTTCTAAACCTACCCACCATGCAGGAACTCTATTTACTTTAGTAAAAACTGAATAGACTTTATTATTAATTATAACTATTGAAGAATAGTCTATAGGATATGAAGCTCCATTAACTCCAATAACTGTAACTGTACCATCAACTACAGAAACATACTTTCCTTCATAAAATATTTTATTGTTTTGAACAATATATAAATTACCTGCAATGTAAACAAACCCTGAAGATATTACATTGAACCAAGCATTGTTAATTAATACTTTTCTATTAACAACTTCATAATTTATTCCATTAAAGATTATGTATTGTTTAGGTGTGATAGGAATTGAATTTATGTTTGCATAAGATACTTGTCGTATAGAAGCATTAAGAACTTTATCCTGACTTACATACAAACTAGATTTTAAAACGTAAGTAGATAATTCTGGAGTTATCAATATTGAATACACTTCAATATTATTTACTAAAAAATTAACTCCTGAAATACCTATAATAATTTTAAAAATATCTGAAGATACAAAAGGTATGTTTTGTATTAGTGTTGGTAAGCCATTAACATAAACAGAATACTTTCCTAATGCACAGTAAAAAGCATATCTAATTAAAGCGTATCCTGAGTTTTTAGCTGCATCATTTGATGTTGTTAATCCAACCATACTTCCTACAGTAGAAGTATCTATAGAAAACTCTGCTTCACCAAAGTTAATAAAAGAATCTTTAGATACTGCACTACCATTCCAACCAACAAAGTAATGTTCTTTTATATATGGCTCAGGGTAGTAAATAGAATAACTAGCAGGTACATTAATTATTACAGTTTTAGGTACAGACCCTATACCTGCTGGTGAAGGTAATGTACCTACAAAAGTAAGAGTCTCTGTAGGATCATCACCAACAAAAGTTATTAATTCATTAGTTCCAGGTTGTTTTATCTTTTTAGGATTTACAGTATATTTAAGTGTACCTGATATTACTGGTGATCCAGGAATAGTGTATCGTGTAGTTTTATAACTATAAGCAGGATTGTACTGGTATATAGGTTCTGGATAGAACAAATAATAAGCTGCATCTTTGCTTAAAGTATTTACCATTTAGTTACCTACATAAGTAGGAATAACAACATTACCTAGAGGATATACTGTACCGAGAATCATAGGAAAGAATGTAGAATCTAAAATACCATCAGTATTTGCTACACCAAGAGTACCTTGAATTCTATGGAATGTAGTATTAGCTGATGATGGACTTTCAGCTAACAAGTGTACTCTAAAATGTGTAGGTGATCCACCTACTAAACAAGTACCACTCATTGCTTCTGAAGCTGTTCTTGATAAGATACCTGCTACTGCTGATGCAGACCATGTAGCACCTGTCACACCATCATTATCTACAGTAAAAGTAATAAGCTTTGTTCCTGTAGTAGCATCAGACGGTAGAGTAGGTACTGCACCATCAAAGAAAGATACTGCAAAAAGATCTAATCCTCCTTGAATGTCTCCTGTATCTAAAATATGGTTTCGAAGTGATTCACTTAATTTTGACATTATATTTCCTAGTTAAGATCTTGTTCCATACAAAGATATGGATACATCTGATAATGTTGGATCTGACACCAACTGTGATTTAAACTCTAATGTATCTCCTGCAATAACAGAACAAGTTACAGTAGAAGAGAATACTCCATTTACTGATCCCTCAGCAAAGGTTAATGTACCAACACTAATACCATTTTTTAATATAGTAAATACAAAATCGTTTGTAGCATATATCTTACTTCTTGCAATACTAGATGTAAAATTTATTGTATATGATACTGGTACAGTAAAAACATGGGAAGGGTAATAGTAATCCTGAACAACCATACCAGGAATATTTAATATTAGTATGTATGGTTTAGAAATTGTTTCTGGATTAATTGATATAAGCCAATCAGCATCATCTTGTGTGGGATCATCTACTAAAGCTCTTAGTGTATCATGTTGCTTAACTGCAATAGTATTGATAGTACCTGAACCATTAACAGTAAATACATTACCTTTAAGAACAGCTCCTAATGTACCTGTACCTCCTGTAGTAGGATAAGCATTAGTAATACTTACTTCATATTCACCTACATCAATTAAATGTCCTAAACTAGAAGAATCTGTATATGCTTTAGCAGCATTTAATATAGCTGTATTTGCTAATGATTGAGCTGTTGATACAGGTTTATTAATATCAGATGTATTATCTACATTAGATAATCCTACAGCACTCTTCGTAGATCCCATATAAGGTAAATCTACCCAATGAGTTGATCCATCCCCTATTTTAATGAATCGAGTATCTGTTTCAATACCTAATTCACCAAGACCTAAAATAGGATTAGCTACTGTCCATGAACCAGCTAAATCTCTTCGTAATTGCACTTTACCTATAGGAACACTTGATGTCCCAGCATTAATATTTCCGTCAAAGGTAACATAAGTAATATTACCCTGACTGTTAAGCATATATGTATAAGCATCAGCTGCCCATTGTGCAGCAGCTACTTCATCTTCAGTAGTTAGTACAGCTTTAGAAGTTGCTAATAATGCACTTAATAAAGCATCATTAGCAGAAGATGCAGCAGCTAAAGCATAATCTTCTGGAGTTGGCATTATGCAAATCCTCTTTCATTAAATTTATTATTAATATTAGAGATTTTATTTGTATCTCCATTAGCTTCTAAAGCATTACAAGCCATTACATATCTATTAAGGTATGTATTTGAATCTCCTTGAGTACCTCCACCATTCTGCATAAATCCAAGATATGTCATATACATAGACAATGCTTCAAGGTATTGATTTCCTATTTTTAGTTTAGCAGTAAGGTTTTGTGTAGTAAGTTCTTTTGGAGATGCTTTATAAATCATTCTAATAGACTGACCTACAATAGGATTATCAACTTTTAACATACCATACTCAGTAATTAATATTCCATTATAATCACCGTAAGAATTTATAGAAAGTTCAAATAATTGTGTTGGTAATGGAGTAACTAAACCTTCATTGCTTCTATAATATATTCCTGGAGAAGTAACTTTAATACATGAAATAAAGTTATCAGGTAAATCATATTCTGTATCTGATGTTAGTACATAGTTTTCTTCTTGTACACTAAGACTATACTTACCATATAATTCTATTAAACCTAAGTTTAAGAAGTTTAACAAACTGGAATCTGTAACTTTAGTTTCTGATAAGTTACCTGACTTTACAATATTAAGAAAATCACCTACTAACATTTTAATTCCTTAAACAATATATGAGCTAATGTAGTTTCTTTCTTCTGGTATGTCAAGTTCCCATATAGAAGTTTGTACATCACTCTTAAGAGGTACAGTTTCACTTGGCTTCCATACAGTTAATGATCCAAGCATAGATATAGTATCTATGAAATCATCATGTTTAGATTTAAATCCTCCAGCACTAGCTAATTTTAATTCATCCATAGCTTCTACTAATGTAGGTTCTAATTTTATTTCTTCTGGAAAGAATATTTTATGTGTTTTAAACCAAGGA